CAATAACCTTGTTCGGCTACTGTCGCGCAACGTTGGACCTATGTCTCTGCCCTTACGGGCAGTAGCTTTCTACTGCGTACCTGTTGAGTGGAGTTCCTCCACCTTTTGGGGTATATGGCTACTATGTAGACCGTTTCCGCAGGAGAGGGGGTTTCTGGCTTAGCCAGTAAACTCCCTTCAATGCCGTTATGGACTCTTAGTTAAACCTATACACCTTGGAGGTTTGTATGATACGAGGAACTTTTGATGGTCGTGCCTACAGTGCAATCTATGCTTCCAAATGTTCTAATCAGAACTATGGGCATGATGAATCCTATAGCACGTGGTCCTATTCCGGGGATACCCTGTTTTTTAACGGGTCTACTTCGGTAGTGGATCAGCTTCAGAACCCGACATTTTTGTCGGAGCCTTTCGCTGTTGCGGACATCGTTGGGACCTCTGCCATTCTTGGCGAACGTCCATACGATGCTCGTAAGTTCGATCACAAGCCCTTCAATCCACAATATAATTGGGATATAGATGGCCGCAGGTATTCCTCCAGATATGCTGTTATTTCTTCAGCTATATCTCGTGTCTCGCATCGCGAGGCTGATCTGGTCGAACGCCAAATCGTACACGGTCACTATGACGGTACCGTCTACCCGGTAGGTTGGGATTTTATACACCAGCCTCCTGGCGATAGGAACATTGGTTGGGCTACTTCTGTGCCCAACAAAGCTCCTAACGTAGATAGATTTACTTGGGTCTCTTGCGAGGATGTGCATCGTAATGGCTCTCTAGCCTATACTCCGCACTACTTTACGAGGGATTTCGATATTGAGCACATATTTGATGCTTACGAGCTTGCTATGCAAGATCTGAGTTACCCGTTTCTGCCATCTAGGCATCTTCCGGGGTCAGATGTGTATGTGGAATATCATGATATTGTTGATGGCGGTTGTTTTCATAAACCTAACCATTACCATGTTGATATTTCATATGAGTACCGGGTGATCAGGGGCGCTCCCACTAATTATGGTAGCTACCTTGTTCACATAGATTTTGACATTCAGTTTGTACCGTCAACAGAGCACAATCGTGCTTCCGAGATGTTACTGCCGAGTCTCACTATGGTGGTCATATCTGATCGATCAACAACTGTTGCTCATCATGATACTGATCCATCTTGGATTGTCGATGGAGGTTGGCGACTCGTAGATCGTTTTACGGTTCCTCAGCTAAACATTGGCTTTGCCCGCTCAATTTACCAAGTGGACGAAAGATTTGATACCACCTTCGATAACTTTTCCGAAGTTGGTAGAGGTCCCGACAGGGACCGTCTTGCAGGATTCTCATCCTGGGTTGACCGGCAAATGCAGGCCATCCGTCCTTCGCACTTCTTTGCTGCTAGTGATGCGCTGGATTCCGAAGTTCAGCTTTTGAAGGCTAATAACCTTCAGAATGCTCAACAAATCACTGGTATACTGAAGTCGATACCGGACCTAGCTTCAATTGCCTCTGTGGTCTCTAAGGCCATGAGAGGTGACCCCGATGCTGTGCTACAGTTCGTAGATACAGCTTCTTCGGAGATCTTGAAAGCAAGATTTGAACGCGATCCAACTATAAAAGATACGATAGAAGTTGTTAAATCGGATCTTTTGGCTCGCCTGGGTACCCTTCTTCAGAGCAGCTACCATACTGCCTATGGTAAATTCAACTATGATTTTACTCAAGTTGAAAATACCTATGGCTCTGGTAAGCTATCTCTACAAGCACGGGCTAAAATCAGGTTTTATCTTGACGCTAGCACCCTTATGGCCGGTCTGTACACAGCGAATGCCGTCGGAGTTCTTCCGACGTTATCTCGCATATGGCAGGTCGTTCCATTCTCTTTTGTGGTCGATTGGCTTACTAATATGTCCGTAAGGCTTCATGCTGTTGATAATCAGCTTGCCTACGGCACCCTCGGCGTCAATTGGTGTCTCTATAGCTTCAAACTGCTATATGAGCCATCTGACGACGAATTATTAGACTCGGGACTTATCTGCCCGGATTCTCTCGACCGTTTACGTTTGGTGGTATATCAACGGGAATTCTCCCATTGGATGCCACACCTGATGGAGTCAAAATATGACTTCCTTCGTCGCCGCACTGGACCAGATCTGGTCACTGTCGGCGCTCTCGTTTGGCAGCTTTTGTAGGTTGCCTTACATTTGTCCTATCCATACGTTTGTGTGGATAAAAGTCCCTAATGAGGGCACATCGTCGAAAGGACGTGTGAAATGACGAAAGTAACGACCTTGGCTAATATGCCAAGCTCAGGGGAAGATGTGTCTGTTATCCGCTTAGACCAGTCAATTCTTGGCTGGGCTGGAACGGAAAAGGACGCGAAGACCGGTACGATCATCTCCACTTACGTGGTTAAAAACGGTGATCCTTCCGTTGATACGACAGTTGTTGTAACAACGGGTACGTCATCTAAAGATGGCGTAACTCGCAATAGCATACGTCTCACCACCAATGAGAAGGTGTATGATGACGTAGCTTTGCTCTACCTGGTCGACGCCCCCATCGAGGTTGTGATCGCATGGAACCATTCTGGTCCCCTCTACGACACCGCAAAGGTGCGGGACATGATCAGCTCGGCTTTTAGCCTAGCTTTCACGACCCTCACTGCCAAGGTGCCCGATACGGGCATCATTGACGCGGTCAACCACGGGCTCTTAACAGAGCTGTATAGCTAGTACCTTTATGGCTGTACGGGGTGCTTCTCTGCGCCTCACTAACGATCGTTACGTGAAGAACTTACGTGAGATCGTTTTTCCTAATGAATTCGACTACGGGGATAATACGCAGTTTCTAAAGCTGTTTGTTGCCTCTTACGTTGCGTTCCTTAGCGATAGTCCTCTTGAGAGTGAATCGCCTAGGCCTGTGCGCTGTTATAACCAGTTTTATCGGGTTTTAACAACACAGCACCTTAAGACTACAATCACTCGTTTTTCCGGTTTAGCGCACGAAGTCCTAAAGACTTCATTCTTGTGCGGCTCAGACACCACAACTGGCGTCTTTATAGATGACATGCGAGACACTCCCACGTTTAGGGAGTACCTTGCATGGTATCGAACCGGACGACCTGAACTTCTCAAATACGTTATCAGCTTTCTTACATTTGGTAAGAAGCTTGAATATGTAGACGAAGAGTTCAATACCACCGCATTTCGCGAGTGGAACGAGGTCGAAGAGCGGCTTGCATCTCTAACGTTTGCCGATGTTGATCTACGCAATTTGCGGACAATCATTCGTCGGCTTCTTCCCGATCCTAATGACGATGCGCTCCTGCCCAGATTTGGGCCGGGTGCTGTATCGGAATCTGGGACGCTGACGCCATTCGATAAGTTAAGAACACTTACGATTGACACCAGGTTAGAGATGTTGTTCATAAAGTACCGGCTTTACCGGGGTTATGGACTTGGTGACTTGATCACCACGCTTGGTAAAGGCTCTATAGATCATTCGACACTCCTTTTTGTCCCTAAGGACATTAAGAAAAGCCGTTCTATTTGTAAGGAGCCTAATGCCTATATGTACTTCCAACAGGAAGTACTAAGGTATATGGTTTCAGCAATGGAACGTGGGTTGATCAACCGATTTGTTAATCTGGATGATCAGACCCAGAATCAAAAGGCTGCCATACACGGTAGTAAATACCTTAGTGTGGATACCCTTGATCTGAGCTCTGCTTCTGACAGTGTGCATGTTGAGCTAGTTCGTCGTGTTTTTCCTACGACGTGGCTCAAATACATGATGGGAACACGTACAAGCAAAGTACTGTTGCCTGATGGCTCGCTAACTACCGTCCATAAGTTTGCACCTATGGGGTCAGCTATATGCTTTCCTACACAGTGTATACTGTTTACGGCAGCTTGCCTATACGCTTATCTAGCAGAATTTTGGGGAGTTGCAACCGGTGCTCGTGTCTTTACTGACACCGAGATCACTACCTTTCTTCGGAGGGGAATTGACTTTCGGAAGAACGAGGAGACGCCTTTCGCAAAGCGTTTCGAATCACCTGTTGTCTATGGCGATGATATAATTGTGGACTCACGTCTCACAACTAACATCATTCTGCTTTTGACAAGGCTCGGATTCACTGTGAACGAAAATAAATCATTCACTGGGTCTCAGTCTACCCGCGAGTCCTGCGGGGTCTATGCCTTTGCTGGTGTAGATATAACTCCTGTTATTTTCCGTCTCCCCTTTT